TATTAGTCCTTGTACGATCAGCTTCAACTTCAATGCTATAAATAAAATGACTTGGAATAACGAAGAGCTAAGCAAAACGAATCAATATTGGTATTCGGTAAATGGAATTGAAATGAAGCTCGGAGATCGAGTTGATGTTGTTGCTGTTGAAAAAAAAGATGGCGAGTTATTAAAAGTAGTGAGTCTTGAGCTTATAGAAATTAGAAAGAAATCGATTCTATTGCTTGAACTTGCTGATCATGATTTTAGACATGAAGTTGAATCGAAAGAGATTACAGAATGTCCTACTTGTCATCGGTCGTTTTAAAAGAGGAATCAATGAAAACTGAAAAACCTGAATCTATGTTTAACGAAAAAGGTATCGCAAGAATTCGTGCTGATTTTGAAATTAAAGAACTTGGGCATTCGATCACTCTAATTTTTAAGCCATCAAATGAACTACCCTTGCACGTTCCAATGGCTTACGAAGAAGTTGAGCGCCTTTGGTGTGCTTTAGATGAATGGATGAATACTTAACGCAACTTTCGTTGCAAAGAGTGATTTTAACTACACGCGAGAAAATAAAAAAAAAGAGTTATAAAAAAACAAATGATCTGTTCTGCAATCTTACATCTCCTTATCAAAATGAATGTCGTACAAATCGTCGAAGAAGAGACGATTGATCCAAAGACAGCAGAATACATTCCAAAGAAAATGTACCCTGAGCGCTTTAACCCTCAGTCACAAAAAGACTGGGAAGCTTTGGTTGATGAAGAGTTTCCAGAGGATGCGAGGAAAAAATGAGCGAAATCGATTATATGGGCCGTAAAATTTTAAGCGCCATTCATTGGTTAAAAAAACAACACGAGCCTCTGTGCTGTTCGATGCCGATAGAGCTCTACCTCGTAGATGAGGAATATGACGTGAAGGTTGTCGTGAGTTTAAAGTCTAAAAAATCACAATATGAGCATGGAATGGAAATGTTTAAATGAAAAAACATCTCGATAAACTCATCATGCTCTTCACGACCATGTTTCTTCGGATGTTGAATGAGTCTAAACGATGAGAGTTTTTTATATTCCAAACTATAAAAACTCGAAATTAAAAGTTATTATTCATGAATCTTCTAAAAAAACGTCATGGAAAGATTGGTTTTATTTCAAAATCATTACAGCACAGTTTGTGAGGATCGTTTTTTTTAATGCTGTCGTTGATTTTATAAATTTCAATCCTATTGGAGGATCTTCTAGAAGGGGCTAACTCTTCTATTTTGATTCACTTTCTGGCTGTCTTTCTTTGGGCGATTGGAAAATTATGAAAAAAAATAAAAAAACTAAAGAGCTTGTTTCCAGTTTGCTTCATCAATGGATTGTTTATCAGCCCGACTATTCCTATCAGCAATACGAGCAAGCATTCTGGCATCTTTTCAATTTAAATAATTATCATGTGACGCTCAGCTTCGATGTGAACATGTGCATCTTGCTTACATGGGCGCTGAATTTTCATTTGGATAGAAAATGAGCATCCAAACAAAAATTGATGAGATTGAGAAAAAATATGCTGTTTTCATCCTTACCGAGAACTACGGTGATATGGCTTGGATTTTGAGACTCGCCCGCATTCAACAGCAAATCATTGAAAAGCAGCGTGAGGCTTTGGAATGGATAATCCCCTATCTAGAGGCTCAGCCATTAAATATTGATTTGCTTTTATGCGCTAAGGAAGCTCTTAAGTTCCGCAGCATGAGAGATGAAACGAAGGAGGGAAAGTGAAAGCCTTAACGAGAGACCCTATTTTGAAAAAAGGAACTGTAATTGGCTGGGACTGGTGGTTCGTTGTTATAGAAGTAACTGTCAGCGGACATGTCCACTGCATCTGCGACAATGCCAATAATATTTACTCTTTTGAATCGAAAGAAATTTTAGATGATGAAGACCCACATGAATGGCTTTTGATTCAGCCTGAAGAGTTCGATGAGATTAGCTCTCTGTTTGTTGATTTAGATAATAAGTACCATCATTTATTGGAAAGGGATTTGCCTTTTCATGTTGTCGTTGAGGCACTTTCTGGAGAGCACGATGAGAGATTTAAGCATTGGAGTGGAAATGAACCCCCCGGCTGATGCGCTTCCTGAAAAATATTCCAGACTTAAAGAGCTGAGTGAGAAGGCAACTAAAGGACCTTGGAAAAAAAACGATAAACATAGGGGCATAATTGACGGAGAGAATGGAATTGAGCTTGCCGTTGCCTCTATTATCATGAGACCAGATGAAGACGGACAGTTTATTACCGAAGCCCGCAATCAAATCGACTCCCTCCTCGAAGACCTAGAGACCGCCTGCGCTGCGCTTGAGTTTTATTCTGCTCCAAAACATCCTGGGAAAGATTGGCCAAAAGGAACTCGCATAGAGTTTGGATGTGGTTGTTGCGCTGGAACAATAGAGGAAGACAAAGGAATTTCTGATTATGACAAATCTATTGTCGGCGCGACAGCAAGAGAAGCGCTAAATAAAATACGAGGAATAGATGCCACGCGGAATCCCTAGAAACACTTACCAGAAATACTGCGAGCGAAAGATTCAGCAGGAAGGACCCGCAAAAGATCCAAGTCTTCCGATGGGTGAAAAGAAAATTTATTTAACCAAGACAAGGCTGATTGAAATCTGGAATTCGTGTGAAGGCTTTATTCCGGCAAAGGTGTCGAAAGATTTTAAGAAATTGTGTAAAAAACTTAAATTATGAAAGGAATAAAGAATGAGAAAAATAATTGAAATTGAAAATGGTGGCTATGAAACGCTGCTTGGAGAGCAGGTTTTGGTTTTCTGCATGAACTACATTTATACAGGGAAGCTTGCTGGCGTAAATTCCGACAAAATTCTTTTGGAAGATCCTTATATTGTTTACCAGACAGGCGCTTTTAATGAAAAATCGTTTGGTGACGCCCAAAAACTTCATGATCAGATTTTTATTTCAACAAATTCTATTGAGTCCATCGGAAAGACTAATAAGAGAGCATGAGAATTCCAACTAGACATTATTGCTGGAGCTGGAGCGGGAGCCGGGACCGGAACAGGAGCTGGAGCGGGAGCCAGGACCGGAGCGAGAGCGGAAGCCAGAGCTGGAACAGGAGCGAGAGTTGTAGCGAGGGCGTGAGCTGGAGCTGGAGTGGGAGCTATAGCTGTAGCCAGAGTCGGAGCCGGCCTTGGAGGATCAGCGCTCAAGGATAAAGACTGAAAGTAGGGCTATTGGCAACGCAGCTTAAAATTTGGCAAAACGGGACTCTCATACGACAATAAAGGGTGAGGTTTCATCCTGATCTTCAAATCAAAGATTATCAAAATGCGATTGAGATGCTGGTTCAAGAAATCGAAAGCCTCAATGAAACGATTCGGCAAAAAAACAATTCTCTCTTAAGAGTCAGCATCATTCTCTCCTGTCATATCAATGAAGCGAGAAATTTAGGCCAGCCTATTCATGGAAGCAAGGTTTGTAAGCACGGCTTCAGAGAAGAGTTTCCCTGCCCCTTCTGTGACCCACTCATCTCAAAAACCCCAATGATTTAGCGAGCCGGTCTTGGCCCGAAACTTGCATTCTTTAGATGCATGAGCAAGATCACTGAAATCAAACAAGTAGGAATTCCAATCAAAGATGCAAACTGGCTTTTCGAATGGCTTAAAAAACGAGCCAAAGAGGCTTCTATTCACGATAAGGCCTCTGATGCTTTTGCTGAAGCTGCTGGAGCCCTCAAGGTTTTTATCGATACTTATTCTAAAAACAAATCCAAACTGAACCCTATTAAGATGGTGACGATGATCGGCCTCCTTTCCCAGCTCGTTGTTGGCTGCGGTCCGATGCTTTCAGGTATAAGCAAAGGAATGAACGAATACGAAAGCCAACCCACAAAGTCGATCAGCTGCATCACGACCGGAATGCCGGGAATGTATACGACGAACTGTTCTTAGCCTTCGCGTTATTTATTTATAAAAGAAACGGTTGTATTCAAAAGCAACTTTCGTTTCAATGAGGCAGTGAAGAAAAAGCTGAAGCTGCTGCTCCTCAAACTTCTAACCCACCTACCCTCAAAACTTCCCTTAGGAATGCAAGATTTCGACCAATTCGTCGAATCGATCATTAGCATTTATGGCTTCCCAGATGACGATACTTATCGGGGCGCTATCGCTACCATGATCATGCACCTCGATCCTCTTGTGACTTACAAAAGAAAATCTTGGTTCGCTGCCTCTATTCGCAAATCAATGGCCAATCAAATCGCTTATGCGAAGCTCCAACAATATAAAGAAACGAAAAAGCATGATTCTGAGGTCGTTGACTCCGCAGTTACTCAAGAGGCTGCCCATTGAATTGGATGATGACTTTAAAAGCTTACAAAAGCTTTGGTATAAAAAACTAAAAGATTCTGGCTTTGAAGACATTGAAGATTTTGAAGGATGTAGAATTTTAAAAAGAAGCTTTTCTGCCTACACATGGCAGCACACCCAACAAGACTTCGATGAAATTCAGGATTATTTTCGTCTCGCAGGGCAGTTTTATTATGAACATCGATTCGAAAACAAACTTGAAAAAGAAATCTGGAGGCTGCACTCCGAAGGCGTTTCTTATCGTGAAATCGCTGAAATCTTGAGAACCCATAAACAAAAAGTAAACAAGGATAGCGTGCAAAAAATAGTTTCAAAATATTCTAAAATGATTCGAATGAGGCTCCTTTCTTATGAATAGAAAAGATCTGATTAGCGTTCGTGGATATCATCCAGACGATGAAGCCTTTATCTTCCAAACCTGGCTACAAGGGCTTTATCATGGCAACTCCCTGTTTAATCTCATTGATCATGACATCTACTTCACCAACTATCGAAAAGTGATCGAGAGTTTACTTAAAACAGCGCAGGTCTCTGTTGCCTGTCTTAAAGATGATCCAGAAATAATTCTTGGATATTCCATATCTCAAGGAACAAAGCTGCACTGGGTCCATGTCAAAGAAGCTTGGAGAAAAATTGGCATTGCGAAAGAGCTTCTTCCTCCAAACTTCGATACCGTGACTCACGTTACGACCGTTGGTGAAAATATTCTTAAAAACAAAAAATCAGATATTAAATTCAATCCCTTTTTATAGGAGGAAGCATGTCCGTTAAAGAAGCCGAAGAGACTCAACAAAAAGAATACAACCGACTCGTCCCACTCGTAGGACATCATCGAGCACTTGCAAGAGATCATCAACGAACCGCCGATGATCTTGAAAAACAAATCGATACCGTGATTCGAAAAATCAATACACTTCAAGCCAACGCACCCAAGGAGAAACAAGATGTCAGCAAGCAAGAAAGCAACACCAACGGATCTATGGGAACTGTGGAAAGCTCAGGGACTTCAAGTGAGCCGAGTGACACAGCACCAAGCATCGCGAGTCTTTGAACGAACTGAAAAAACAATTTCAGAAACTAAATATCCCAATATTAAAATGTGGTGGTGCCCCGCTGGACTTCTGTTGGAATGGAAAAATAAGCAGGCGATTATACCGCAGGCAGGTATAGCCTCTGTGGATGTATGATCGGCTTCATTCAAAGCTTTTGGCTTCTAATATGGGATCTGGCGCTACCATTAATTGGCATCATGATCATTCCCATATTTCTATTCCACGCAGTTGGCGCTCTTAAAGAAGGGTTTATAAGAAAAAAGGAACTGATTCGACAGAGTGCCAAGATTCAAGAGGCTAAGAAAGACTATGAAAATGAAATTAAAATATCTTTAAGTAAAAAACAGGTCCTCGCTGCCATTGCCGACATTGCTAAGGATAGAATGGTGATGTGCGGGACTTACAATTCCGACGCTGGCAGAGAAATGCTCTTAGAATATTATCAGTTGTTTTTTGAAAAACTGGGTTTTAAATGAAACTATGACAAACTCATTGAAATCAAAGACCTCAAGCCTCACCCGAAAAACCCGAATAAACATTCAGACGCCCAGCTTAAGCGTTTTCTTAAGATCCTTGAATATCAGGGAATACGGCGTCCTGTTCGAGTATCTAAAATGTCTGGGTATATTACGGCCGGGCTTGGATTATTGGCTGCCGGAAGAATGGGCGGTCAAAAAAGTCTCCCGGTCAATTATCAAGATTACGAAAGCGAAGAGCAAGAATTCGCGGACCTGGTGGCTGACAATTCAATAGCCGCCTGGGCAGAGGCTGTTAAAATAGAAACACCTAGTGTCAAAATGGTAAAATAATGGAATGGCAAAAGAAGACACACAGTTTAAGAATGGCCATCCAGGCGGCCCAGGACGCCCAAGGCTTCCCGAGGATCTAAAGGAAGTTAAGAAGCTCAATCAATTTGAATTAGAGAAGTCTCTCAACGAAATGCTCACGATGACACCGGAGCAATTGAAGAGAGTGAAGACGGACCCTGAGTCTACGATGCTTCAGATTCTTATTGCTAGCATCATCACGCATGGAGCAAACAAGGGTGATCCTATACGGCTTAACTTCTTACTCGATCGACTGATTGGAAAGATGAAAGAGAATATTCACGTTAAGGTTGAGCCCTTTCAAGATAAGAGTGATGAAGAGCTCGCCTTGATGGCGCCAGATATGCTGAAAGCTCTGAAGGAGAAAGATGAATAGCGCCCAACGAAACGCCCAACGAAACGCCGAGCGTCTGCGCATTGCCAGAGATTGGTTTCAAAAAGCTAAAAAGCTAGAAGTTAAATTCGTCGGTAGGCACCTTCGTCGCCTTGATAACGCAATATCATCAACACTTGGCGGGGGTCCTAGTCTTAGCGGGTTATTTAATGATTGTTATAATTCAATTCAATTTAACGAAGATCGATCTGATTTATTTATTAACGATACCATCATTAAAGACCTTATTTATGCCGAGAATCCGTTTTTAGCCCTGTTGCCAAAAGATCCAGATCCAGGCTGGCAATCAAAGCAAATAATGGTGCCAATGGTTTATGGCAACCAAGACTGAAGCTCGTCTATGGCTTGCAGAAGTTCAAAGACGAACGAACAAATTTAGCCTTCAGCAGTTTCTATTCGATAAACAATTTGCATTTGTAAATGACCCGAAGCCTTTTAAGGTGGCTGTATGCTCTAGAAGATCAGGAAAGACTGTTGCTTGTGCTGCACACTTAATTGAAACTGCGATTAAGAATGAAGCTGTTGTTTGTGTGTATATTACTCTTAGCCGCAATAATGCTAAGCGAATCATCTGGCCCGAGCTTCAGCGGATTAATCGTGTTTACCGTTTGGGCGGTCATCTTGATAACACAGAACTATCCATTCGTTTTCCAAACGGATCCATCATCTATCTCTCTGGAGCAAAAGATCAGTCCGAAATTGAAAAGTTTCGAGGACTCCCAATAAAATTATGTTACATCGACGAAACGCAAAGCTTCAAAAGCTATCTTGAAGGACTCATAGATGACGTACTTGCACCTGCTCTCATGGATTATTCTGGTAGTCTTTGTCTTATCGGAACTCCGGGCCCGATACCTTCGGGTTACTTTCATAATTGCGCTGTTGGATCTTCTGCTTGGACTAAGCATGGTTGGTCTTTTTTTGATAACCCGTTCATCACCGCAAAATCAGGCTCCACTCACCGAGAGCTCTTACAGCGCGAACTCGATAGACGAGGAGTGTCAGTCAACGATCCCTCCATCCAAAGAGAGTGGTTTGGTAAATGGGTCCTCGACTCGGAATCGCTACTTCTTCGATATCAAGAGACCGTAAATCATTACGATAAGCTTCCAGATGCGAAGTGGAATTACATCATGGGGATCGATTTGGGATTTGTAGATGCGGATGCGATTGCGGTGTTGGCATGGTCTGAGTCGGAGCCACAGACTTATCTAGTTGAGGAATATACAATGGCAAAGTCTGGTATATCTGAGCTAGTCGTTCAGGCTGATCGTTTGCGTAACAAGTACGACACAGCCAAAATTTTAATTGATGAAGGGGGCTTGGGTAAGAAGATTGCCGAGGAGCTGCGTAGACGGCATCAGATTCCGGTAATGGCTGCCGACAAAGCTCGCAAGATGGAGAACATTGCATTCTTAAACGATGCCTTAAGAACGGGACGCTTTAAAGCCAAAAAAGATTCTCGTTTTGCTCAGGACTCCTATCTCGTCGAAATTGATCGCGATAAAAGTACTCCAGATAAGATCAAAGTGAAGGATGGATTCCATAGCGATATCATTGATGCGGTTCTTTATGCCTTTAAAGAATCTCCAGCCTTTACCTATCAAGCAGCAAAGCCTGTTTACAAAGAGAGAACACCTGAGTGGGCTCAAGAGCAGGTGACAGCGATGGAAGAGGCTGCTGAAGAATATTGGAAGAACCAAGAGGATGCGACAAAGGGCTTTGGATCGGAGTGGATATAAATGGAAATTAATGGGGATAAACTTCTTTGGGTTTCTAGAGATGGTGCTCGCCACGTTGCCGTTATTCGCCGCCTTCAAAAGCGAATGGCAATGCAAGGCAAATCAAAAAAAGAAAAGAACAAGATAGAGTCCTCTTATGCCCTTGAAGATGCGGTTGATTTAGAGTTTTTAAAGATGGCGGTTCGTCTTATCCTGGAAAGGCTTTAGACAGTTTCACCTTCATAGAGGTGTCTTATGCTTCCATTTCTTAAACCCAACAAAATGGCCGCTGTCATTATGGCAAATCGAAAACCAGATGGTGGCGTATCGGATGAAAAAGAAGAAGGCGAAGCCTCGCCTGAGCTGATGAACATGGCAGAAGATCTTATCTCTGCTGTTCACATGAAAGACGCTAAGGCTGTTGCTGAAATTTTAGAATCACTCAAATCTGGAGAATCCCGATGAATCCTAAACTCGCTATTGCTTACGGTATGAAACGAAGAAACATGAAAGCTAAGGGCGGAATGATTAATTCCGGCGATGCTTTAGATGAAGCTTCAAAATACGAGGCAGATAAAGAGTCTGACGGTCAGCATATGCTTCCGAAGATGAATGAGATTTCTTCCGGAGCGGAGCTCAATAAGGCTCAAAGATATCAGGAAGATCGAGAAACTATGGGGGAGGCAGAATCCGAAAGCAGCCCTCAGTCAACCCACATCATGTCTCCAGGCGCTCTTGCTCATGCGAAGGCCTATGAATGGGCAAAAGAAAAGCAAGGGATGCAAGAATCTGGTTCTGGCGAGCTTCCGATGAGCATGATGGCTCACGGTGGAATGGCGCACCCGAAGAACATGGCTAAAATGATCATGATGAAGAAATATGCCCAAGGCGGAAACGTCGAGATGCCTCTCGATATGGGCACTGAGCATGATGATTTTCTTTCAGACGAAGCAGATCATAATCCTCCGATGAGCATGATGGCGGACGGCGGGATGATGGAAGAAGAGATGGATCCCAAGATGAAGCAAAAGATGATGATCCATAAAATTATGGGCAATCTTCACTCGGGGCACATGAAGTAGACAATTTCACCTCTATGTGAGTGAAAACGATTTAGATTCGATTAAAAACCTACAAAAACTCATCAAAATATGCCGAAAAGAAGGCATTCGTAATTTCAAGGGGATTGGCTTTGAGTTTACTCTCGAAGAGCCACCTACTCGCCGAACTAAACATTCCAACGAAAAAGATGAAATAGCGGAGCCTCTTTATACTGAAGATCAGGCTTTGTTTTGGTCTTCTTCTGCTATCTCTGAGGTAAATTAATGAAGATTACGAAGTCCGATCGATCTGAGCGCTCGACTGTTGTTGTTAAAACCAAAGCACAGAACACCGGAAGCGGGGCTTCCAAGTGGTGGGACTCTGGAAGCAAGAAAGAGTTAACAGAGAAGGTCCTTTCAACAGCCGCTTTTTTAAAAGAACAGCAACAATTTCGATATCGCCAGGCCGGTATTTTTTCCCGTCTATATGGAAACATGCCGCTTTTTAATTTTGTAGGGAACAATTTCAACAAGAACAGCGCTGCGAACAATCTACCCATCGATCGACCGACGATGAACGTCGTTCAAAGCTGCATCGATACCCTCACCTCTCGAATCACTCAATCAAGACCAAGACCTGTTTTCCTCACCGATAACGGGGACTACAAGCAAAGAAACATCGCCAAGCAGATGAACAACTTCATTATGGGAGAGTTCTATCAAACCAAGCTTTATGAGAAGGCACCTTTGATTCTGAGAGATGCCTGCGCACTAGGAACGGGATGTATTAAAAAATTCAGAACGACAGATGATCGTGTGGGCTTTGAAAGAACCATGTTAACGGAGCTTTTAGTCGATCCCAACGATGCCCTCTATGGAGAACCAAGAGCTCTCATTCAATTTAAACTTGTCGATCGAGATATGGCCAAAGCCATGTTTCCTAAAAATCCGGGAATGATTGAAAACGCAGAGCAAGCCTATCCTGATGCTTCCGGAGAATCAGGTCGTACGGCTTCCGATCAAATCATGCTCGTTGAGGGCTGGCATTTAAGGTCGAGCAAGAAATCCAGCGATGGTCTGCATGTTGTCGCCTGCACAGAAGGTGTTTTGGATGAGCCAAATTTTGAGAAAGATAATTTTCCATTCGCCTTTCTTCATTATTCTCCTCGCATTTTAGGATTTTGGGGACAGGGACTTGCTGAGCAGCTGATGGGTACTCAGGTTGAAATTAACAAACTGCTGATGACTATTTCGAATGCCATTAATCTTGTCGGCGTTCCAAGAGTCTTTGTTGAAGACGGTTCGAAAATAGTAAAGGCCCACTTAAACAACTCCATTGGATCGATTGTCACCTATCGAGGCACAAAACCGATCTATGAAGTCGCACCCTGTATGCCGGAAGAGGTTTATGCACAACTCCAAAGACTCGTTCAATACGCTTATCAACAATCCGGTGTTAGCGCGCTTGCGGCCTCAGCTCAAAAACCAGCCGGACTTAATTCCGGAGAAGCCATCCGAAACTACGACGACCTTCAGTCCGACCGATTCGCAGCTCTTACAAAGAGATACGATAATTTCTTCGTCGATTGCGCTTACCTCGATATCGATGAAGCCGTAGATATCGCGAAAGATACGGGCTCTTATTCCACCGTTTACCCAAATAAAAACGGTACGAGAGAGATCGATCTTCCGAAGATTGATTTGCTGAGTGATCCCGTTATTCAGTGTTTCGACGCCTCTTCTTTACCAAGAGATCCTGCAGGGCGTCTTGAAAAAGTAACGGAAATGGCTCAATCGGGAATGATTAATATTCAGGAGGCGCGTCGGCTGCTTGATTATCCTGATTTGGAACAAGTTGAAAAACTTGCGAATGCTTCCGAAGAGCGGATTCTTCAGATCCTTGATCAGATCGTTGAAGATGGAAAGTTCACTCCTCCAGATCCGTTTATGGATTTGCAGTTGGCAAACCAATTATGCGTTCAGTATATTAATTTGTATTCCAGTGCTAAGCTGGAAGAAGAGAAAGCTCAGAAGCTGAGAGACTTTTTCACGCAGGTTCAGGCGCTTGTTCAAGCATCTCAACCTCAGGCACCTGCCGGACCTGTACCACAGGCCGTACCGCAGGCACCGCCGACTTCGCCGCTGTTACCAAACTCGCCGCAGTAATTAGCAGAAAATAATCACTACATTTTAAGGAGATAAGAATGCCTATTATTACGGCCCAGTCGCCACTGCCTACAGCTGCGCCTGTCGAAGCTATTAAACAGTCAGTTGTTCAACCCACACCTATGCCGGAAGCAAAAGCAGAGGTCGCGGAGCAGATGGATCCAAAGTTTGCTGCTTTGGCTCGAAAAGAAAGAGCAAACAGAGCGGAAGCGCTGAAACTCAAGGCTGAGAAAGATTCGTGGCTTGCTGAAAAAGCAAAATATGAATCGGACTACATTCCAAGAGCGAAGCTTTCTGAAATTGCGAGAAACAATCCTTTGGGATTTTTAGAACAAGGCGGGCTCACTCCCGATGAGTTCACGCAGGCTCTCTTAAACTCTTCACCTGAGAAACACGACATCATAAAGCTTAACGCTAAAATTGCTGAACTTGAGGGAAGGCTCTCACAAACCAGCACCAAAATAGATGAACGTGAAACTCAGGCCTATGAACAAGCCGTGAATCAAATTCGAAGTGATGTGAAAATTTTCGTCAGTGCAGAACCGGACTACGAAATGATTCGCGAAACGAATTCAGCAGAAGCAGTCGTTGAACTCATTAAAGAGCACTTTAACACCAGTGGAACCATCCTCTCGATTGATGAGGCTGCCAAACAGGTGGAAGACTATTTAACAGAAGAAGCCATGAAGATGGCGAGACTGAAGAAAGTTCAACAAAAACTTACTCCGCCTCAAGCTGAGGCTACGAAGCCGCAAATTCAGAAGCAGCCCATTAAAACCATAACGCATGCGATGAACTCACCTAACGCTAAGGCTTCCGAGAAGGAAAGAATCAGCCGAGCTCTTGCAGCGTTCAAAGGACAACTAACTTAAAAGGACATTTAAAAAATGGCTACATATAGCAATGTGAGCAATCAAGTTGCCGCGTTAAAAGAACTTTATACGGGCGACGATTATATGAAAGACTTGGTTAAATTGTAGGCCAAGTAAATCCATCAGAAATGCTACAAGAAGAACCCGTTTCTCGCGCTGGTCGCGAAGGACGAGTCTCCTGGTGGATTCGCAGGTAAAGTGTTTGCCTGCGTTAAACTGCGCAATATCGGTGAACCCTGAAATGGGAATACCGAGATAAGCTGTTGAAATAACAAGCAACAGCCATCGTAGAGCATAGGGCATGAAACTTGCAGCTATAGAATATAAGGCCCCACGAGTGCGCGGCTCCAGAATTGGATGAAAATATATGCCGAACTTAAACGAAAAAATATGTACGAATTGCAAAAAGAAAAAGAAGAAGTCTGATTTTGGCAAAAGGTTTGATAGAAAATCCGGAATCACTTCTTGGTGCAAAGAATGTCATAATGAATGGCGAAGACAGAATAAGATTAAGAATCCTAAAAAATATAGTGATTATGAATTTAAAAGAGGTCTTCAGCGATTTTATGGAATCACTCCAGAAAAATATCAGGAGATGCGTGAAGCACAGAACCATAAATGTGCGTGTTGCGGTCAACATGAATCAACCTTCAAAAGAAGACTTCATGTAGATCATGATAAAAAAACTGGCGCAATTAGGATGCTTCTCTGTACCGAATGCAATCCTGGAATAGGGTTTTTACAACACTCCATTCCTAGATTAAAACAGGCTATTACATATTTAAAAAAGTTTAAGAACTAAGAGATAAAAAGCTTTTAGGATAACAAAGCCGCAGCTGCGGCATGAAATACATTCCCGTGCCCCTGGTCTATGGAACTCCGCAAGGCCGAAGCGCAAGCTTCAGCAATGCACAAAATAACCAAACAGCTCCCGCTTTAGCGAGCTTCTTTGTTTATCGTGTATCGAACTATCAATTAGTAACGATTACGAATGAACTTCTTGAAGCAACTAAAGATGATGCTGGAGCTTTCGTTGATGAAGCGAAGCTTAACATGGACACAGGCTTTCGAAATATTTCGAATGACTTAGCCCATGACTTGTTCACCACTCCTACTGGAGAGCGTGGACAAATTTCATCGATCACCAGCGGCGTGATTGTTTTGGTTGATTCACAAACCGTCGTTAACTTTGAAATCGGCACGGTTCTTACGAGCTATTCTGTTTCTGGTTCGACTCCTACTGTTTCTACCAGTGCAGCGCTTGGATATGTGATTGCAGTGAACCGAAGTTCTGGACAGATTACTGTTTCGGCAACGGCTGGTGGTTCTGCAGGTACACCGACCAACTGGTCAACCTCGTTTAAATACTTGGCGGCAGACGGCGACATCACTTTCGCTGCAAACGGCTTGCAAGTATCGACAGGTAAATTCTTGAAAGTTGCTGGACTCCCGATGTGGTTTCCTACAGTTGCTCCCACTGCCGGAGATTCTTTCTGGGGTGTGGATCGATCAGTCGATGTCACTCGTTTGGCTGGAGTTCGTTTTGATGGTTCTTCTGAATCTATCGAAGAAGCTCTTGTTGACGGTGCGGCACTCGTTGCTCGTGAAGGTGGACAACCTGATATGTGCTTCATGAATTTCACAAGCTATGCAGCTTTGGAAAAATCACTCGGCGCTAAGGTTCAATATGTGGATGTGAAACACGATGAAGCAAATATCTCATTTGCTGGTATTCGAATTCACGCTCCTTATGGACCGATCACGATTGTTCCTGATCGTAGCTGTCCTACACAAACCGCTTATCTGCTGAGCATGGATACCTTGAAGCTTCGTTCGCTTGGACGAATTCCTCATATCCTTACTTACGGATTAGAAGGCCTTGAAGGTCTACGAGTCGGTTCTGCCGATGCATTGGAAATCAGAATTGGCTATTACGGGAATTTAATATGCAACGCACCCGGTTGGAATTGTGTCGTTTCTTTAAGTCAGTAGAAGGCTTATAATGCATTTATAGCTCCTTGTAAATTTGGTTACTACATGGTAATTTAAAGATACAAGGAGCTGTTATGCAAAAGACCTGCAATGAATGTGAAATTGAAAAACCGCTAGAAGAATTCTTCAAAGATAGAGCCTCGAAAGATGGCCATTATACAATTTGTAAAGCCTGCAAAAAGGCCCTTACCTTAAAATGGCGCCACGAAAATAAAGATAAATATAATCAATCGATGCGAAAATATAGGGCAGAGCACAAACTCTATTTTAGAGATAAGAATCTAAAAAGAAGCTACGGAATCACCGAAGATCAATATCAGCAGATGCTTCTTAAGCAAGACTATCAGTGCTGGATTTGTCATAAAATCCCTGACAAAAGATTAAAGCGTCCTCTCGCTGTTGATCATTGTCACAAGACAAAAAAGGTTCGGGCGCTTCTTTGCTATGGATGCAACAGGGCCCTTCATACTCTTGAAAAAGACGGCCTACTTCAAAGAGCTTTTGCCTATCTCGAAGCCTTCAAATAAAATTTAAGCACACTATTTCATAAAGTGTATTTTCATGGTTAGGGCTCGGCAGAAATGTCGGGCCCTTTCTTTTTTTAGACACTTTCACCTTATTGAAAGCCTTTTGGGCCTTCCGAGTAAATGACAGGGGCGTCCAATGACTCGAAAATAAAACCTTACCCTCCTGGCAGCAGGTAAAACTCAAAAAGAGGTCTTCCTATGGCAAATCGCCGATTTAATCAGTTCTTTTATACATTCCACAACAAGCCGGTTCAATTAGATGTAAAAGTTCCTATTGGAGCAACAGGAGCAGTTGGAACTTTGGGTTTAAGTTCTGGAATTTCAAGCGTTGTTCGTAATGCTGCCGGTATTTATCAAATCAATTTCAGCGATCCTTATAATAAATATATCGCTCACTCTTGGTCGATCGAAAGCCCAAATAGCGGATCTTCGATTCTTGTGGCGTCTGCCGGAACAGTTTCCGGAACCAGCTACATCATTACAATCGTTGGAACGACTACAACCGCCGGCTGGCAGTCTCTTGGTTTGCCTGTAGGGGTTACACCCGCTGTTGGCGTTGCCTTTAAGGCCACAGCAACGACGACTGCTACTGGAACGGGTGCAGTTCAAGTTCAATCCAATTCGGGAATCGTAGCCATTGAAGCTCTCGGCATTCCAAGCTTAACGATGTATCCGACCGGCGTAGGCGCTGCGCTTCCCTATATGATTTTACAAACCCTCGCAGCAACGAACTCGAGCACCACCACTCTTGTTCCTACAGATCCTGCAAACGGTTCTGCGCTTAAGCTCGTATTTTATTTCAGCGATTCGAGCAATACGTCTTTGGATCTTGGATAATTTAAAAATGGGGGCCTAGTTTTAATCAGGGCCCCCCTTTTTTCGAAAGGGTAGGGCATGGCAGTTCCTGGCATTCCAAGTAATGTTATTTTACAAGTTGGCAACGGCGATGTTCTTGTTTCCTGGGATCAGAGCGCTGGAGCGACGAGCTATGGCGTTTATCGATCTAGCGATAACGTCTCTTATAGTCTTTTAGCGTCTCCGACCGCCTATTCTTATCTTGATACGACAGCCGCTGTTGGAACTCAGTATTGGTACACTGTTTTGGCTTCGAATGGATCGGGCTCAAGCGCCCAAAGCAATCCTCAGTCGATCGTGCCAGTGAACACCTCCGATATGTCGCTCGGGCAGCTTCGACTCTACTCTCAGCAAAGAGCGGATCGAGTGAACTCGCAGTTTGTCACCATGGCTGAATGGAACTCGTACATTAATCAAAGCTACAAAGAGCTTTATGATTTGCTTGTCGATGTTTACGAAGATTATTTCGTTAAAGCTCCTTTTACGGTGACGATTGATAATACGACCGGACAGGCAACGCTTCCTTCTGATTTTTATAAACTGATTGGCGTTGATCTTGCCTTAGGAGGCACGAATCAAAACGGTTATGTGACTTTGAAGAAGTTTGATTTCATTGCCCGCAATCGTTATGTCTACCCAAACATTCAAAGCACCTATTTAGGAATTTTCAATCTTCGTTATCGCTTGGTGGGAAATACTTTGATGTTTATTCCGAATCCGTCGAGCAATCAGTCGGTTCGCATTTGGTATATCCCGAAGCTTTTGGATCTTTTACAAGACACAGACATCGCCTTTGGGGTGAGCGGTTGGACCGAATATATTATTGTCGATGCTGCGATCAAAGCTCTTCAAAAAGAAGAATCGGATGTTTCTGTTTTAATGATGCAAAAGCAGGCGCTCATCAAGAGAATCGAAGAAGCTTCGATGAACCGAGATGCCGGTCAGCCCGACACGATCAGTGATATCAAGACGCAGGCCGAGCGATGGGGCGGATATGGTGGATTCGACGGCCCAACGGGTGGCTATTAATGACCACTCTTGCGCAGTTTCAAGATGACAATCGAAGCTTTCAGCTTATGCAGAATTCTTGGGCAAGTGCGCTGAATCCTGTCATCAACAACCCCCTCAACAACTGTAATGTTTTGTCCGGCATTAAGCTTCTTGCGGCTTCCAATCCAAACGTTGTGAATCATAAACTCGGAAGAACCTTGCAGGGTTGGTTTATTGTCGGACAAAACGCTTCCGCTATTATTTATGATGCTCAATCAACAAATCAGTCGCCGAACTTAACTTTGAATTTAAAAACAAGCGCTGACGTTACGATTAATATCGCTGTTTTTTAGGAGATTTATGGCCACAACAACTACACCGAACATGTTTCTTCCTCTGCCTGTTGTCGGACAAGAGCCAGGTCCCATCTATGGGACAGATCAAAACAACGCTTTTACAATTTTAGATGCTCACGATCATTCGGCTGGAAGCGGAGTGCAGATTACTCCCGACGGAATTAATATTAATACAAACCTTCCTTTTAATGGATTTAGTCCTTCTGGAGTTTTGTCGGTTAATTTTAATTCTCAGAGCGCTGCGATTGTAGGAACAAACTTTGCATCCTGCGTTGGTGGGAATCTTTATTTCAACGATGGATCTGGAAATCAGATTCAAATTACTTCGGGTGGGGGCGTGGCGGGTAGCCCTGGTAGCATTGGATCTTTAACTGCACCGGCAGCAGCGACTTATTCTGCTGGGAGCAAGACTTTTCTTTGGACGGCAGCTTCGACTCAAGCGGCGGCGATGGATAATGGCGCCGTTACCATTCGTGAAACAAACGTGGCGGCCGCGAAGGGAATTACTCTTGCCTCGCCGAGCTCTCTTGCTGCCGACTATCAGCTTACTTTTCCTGCGGGACTTCCTGCTTCGAATCAGTATTTCACTTCAAACTCTTCGGGCGTTATTTCTTTTTCAAGCGCGAACACTATTGCGGCAGCCATTACGACAACCGGAGCAGATGCGATTGCTTCTCAAATCACTCCAGCGGGTGCCGATACCATTCGTGATTCGATGCAAAGCTCAGCCTCTGGATCAACGGTTGGCATAGGAGATGTGGCGATTAGTGGTTCGAGCGGAACTTTTTCAACCTCCTCCTTGAGCTATGTCGATGTGACCGGAGTTTCCGTCACTCTCACAACAGCTGGGCGACCCGTTCTTTTATCTCTGACTTCAGTGACTCAAGGGACGATTGGCTTTAGTGGTAATTCCAACACTCAGGTCATCGCTCAGTTTAGAATTTTAAAAGGAGGCGTGACGCCGATTGCGGAATATCAAATCTCATCACGACTCAACGGTAACAGCACAAACACTCTTGATTTTAGTATTCCAGCATCGTGCTTAACAGGCATGGATGCAGTGGGAGCGGGAACCTATACTTATAAACTCCAAGCTCAAATATTATCCAAGGCTGGAGTTGGAACGACGACCGCGATCGCTAACAATGTTCAGCTGGTCGCTTACGAGAAAACTTGATGCCACTTCAAAAACAAAACGTTTCTATTAATTTCTCTCAAGGGCTTGAGACCAAAACAGATCCTTTTCAGGTTCCTGTTGGAAAGTTTTTATCATTAGAAAACTCTGTTTTTAATAAGGGCGGACTACTTTCAAAAAGAAACGGATATCTTCCGCTTCCCTCTCTTTCGACTAATTTTAAATATTTAAGCACATTCAGCGGAAACCTTGTTTCTGTGGGAACAAGTGTGTCTGCTCTTTCTTCCGCTTCTAATAGCTGGGTCTCCAGGGGCTCTCTTACTCCTGTTCAGCTCGAAACTTTGCCGCTGGTTCGAACAAGCTCCAATCAGTCTCAGGTGGATACTGCGATTGCTTCGAATGGGCTTGTTTGTACGGTTTATACAAACTCATCTCCATCAACCACCTACAACTATGTGATTGCGGATTCCATCACAGGACAAAACATTGTTTCGCCGACACTTCTTAGTACTCCTAGCGAAAGCCCTAGAGTTTTTGTTTTAGGAAACTATTTCATTATTCTTTTTAGTCAGGCAGCAAACATTAAATATGTTGCGATCCCGGTAAACAATCCTTCAGCTCCACTCGCCGCAGTGACTCTTGTTGTGAATTATGCCATCGGCGCGACAGAACTTGCTTTCGATGCTGTGGTTGCAAACAACAATCTTTATGTCGCTTACAACGGATCGGATGGCGGCGGCGCTATCCGCATGACCTTTGTGAATTCGTTTCTCGTTCGACAAACAGCAAACACGGGAACGAATGTAGCAAACGCGAAATCAGCTTCTTTTCTTTCTATTTGCGCGGACACTATCTCTTCTTCGCCTATTATCTGGGTGAGCTTTTATACTTCTGGAACAACAAGCAGTTATGCTTTAGCGGTGGATCAGCAGCTCACAAGTGTTTTGGCCGCAACTCTCATGACGAACTCGGATACGATTGTTAATCTTGCGACGGCGGCTCAAAACGGGGTTCTTACTTTTTTATACGAAGATTCAAATACGTATTCTTATGGGACGTCTTTGCCCTCAGATTTTATTTCATGCAAGACGATTACCCAGGCAGGCTCCATCACAAGTTTAGGAATTATTGTTCGATCGGTGGGACTCGCCTCAAAAGCTTTTATTGTCGCAGGAAAAGTTTATGTTCTTTCCGCTTATAGCTCTGCTTATCAGCCGAGTTATTTTTTAATTAGCAGCTCTGGAAGTGTGGTTACGAAACTGGCCTATTCAAACGGTGGGGGTTATCTCACGCTCGGCCTTCCTTCCGTCACGGTCACAGGAACAACTGCTCAGGTAGGATATTTAATCAAAGATCTTTTGGTTCCAACGAACAAAAATCAAAATCCCACCAACCCAACCGGCGCACCCAATTTTTCTCAGACCGGAATCAATCTCGTCTCTTTTAACTTTACCACTGATGGTATGAATTCTTCTGAGATTGGAAATAACCTCCATGTTTCAGGGGGACTGCTTTGGGCTTATGATGGCTATAGTTTAGTCGAACAAGGTTTTAATCTTTATCCTGATAACGTCATTGTCACCACAGCCACAGGCTCGGGATCGATTACAGCGAATGATTATTGGTATCAGGCCATTTATGAATGGACAGACAGCCAAGGAAATATTCAGCGCTCTGCGCCTTCTTTGGCCATCAAACAAACCACCACGACATCGAGCTCCACCAACACCATTAAAATTCCAACGCTTCGATTGACCTATAAGTCTTTGGTGAAAATTGTGCTCTATCGTTATTCTACGGCTCAGCAAACTTATTATCAGGTGACTTCGGTGACTTCACCGACGCTCAATAGCACGACCACAGATAGCGTAACGATCACGGATGCTCAGTCCGATTCACAAATTGTGGGAAACTCGATTCTTTATACAACGGGCGGAGTGGTTGAAAACATTGGAGCTCCCGCGACAACCGTGATGACTCTTTTCAAATCTCGACTTTTTTTAGTCGATGCGGAAGATCGAAATCTTCTTTGGTATTCGAAACAAGTCATTGAATCTACACCCGTCGAAATGTCAGATTTGTTTACAATTTATGTAGCGCCTACGGTTTCTGCTCAAGGAAATACCGGGCCAATCACCGCCCTTAGTGCGATGGACGATAAGCTCATTATCTTTAAAAAAGATGCGATTTATTATCTCGTTGGAACGGGCCCGGATAATACGGGAGCGAATAACGATTTTTCTGATCCTGTTTTCGTTACCTCGACGGTCGGGTGCTCGAATCAAAATTCGATTGTCTTCATGCCTCAGGGCTTGATGTTTAAATCCGACAAAGGCATTTGGCTTTTGGGAAGAGATCTTTCAACGACTTACATTGGAGCTCCGGTTGAAAAGTTTAATGGATCCGACGTCTTATCAGCGCTGGCCATTCCAGGAACGAATCAAGTTAGGTTTAACTTAAGCACCGGCGAAGTCCTCATGTACGATTATTATTATCAACAATGGGGAAGCTTTTCTGGAATTCCAGGAATTTCAGCGACGCTTTATCAAAACCTTCATGTGTTTATTGATTCTTATGGGAGAGTTTTTCAAGAATCTGTTGGAAGTTATTTAGACGGCTCGAAACCTGTTCTGATGAACTTTACCACAGGCTGGTTAAATCTAGCTGGACTTCAAGGATATGAGAGATCCTACTTTTTTTATTTACTCGCAACCTATCTTTCTCCTCACAAGCTGAACGTGCAAATCGCTTATGATTATAATGCTTCGCCTACTCAGTCTTCTGTTATTAGCCCTCATAATTATTCCCCTCCTTATGGTGATGATTCTCTTTATGGAGGCTCTGAAGTTTTTGGGGGTGCTTCGAACGTCGAGCAGTGGCGAGTCTTTTTGCAAAAGCAAAAATGCGAAGCCTTTCAAATAAGCGTTCAGGAAATTTTTGATTCCTCGTTTGGGGTTACTGCAGGTGCTGGATTTTCAATGTCAGGAATTAATTTAATCATTGGCGCGAAGAGCGGCTATCCACGACTTAAAGCGGCGGTACAGGTTGGATGATGATGAGGTCTTTCGATTTTTCAAAAGATCTCGAAGTGATGAATGCGTGGCTTTCATCTCGAAGCATGGATCCTGTTCGTCACATTGATCTTCCTCGTTTTGGTTTAATCGCTGAAGAAGACGGCGAGCCGATGGGCTGCGTTTTTTTAAGATACTGTGAGGGAGATCTTGGGATGCTTTGCTCGTTTGAAATGAATCCTAGCATCGCTTTACGAATGAAAAATAAAGTTTTTGACGAGCTTTTGATGTGTGGTCGAGAGCTTGCTCAGACAAAGGGAATTCGTCGATTGATCGCGTTCACCGAAAAAAAAAGCATTCTCAGTCTTTTAAAGAAAAATGGCTGGAAAGAATCACACTTTAAAATTGTTGGAACCACATTGATGGAGGAGATTTAGATGGCACTGATACCGAAACTTTTAGGAATTGGGCAAGAAGGTCCGAAGGCTGCTCAGTTGATCAATCCTACCTCTATTGACCAAACAAATAATGCCTATACCAACACTCAAATGGATGCCTCTCAGCAGCAGGCTTTGTTGAACGCTTTAAGACATCAAGGCGGAATTCAAAACCAATCCAATGTTTATGATCAGCAGCAAGCGCTTGCAAACCAACTTCAGGGTGTCGCCAATGGTACAGGTCCTAATCCCGCTCAAGCTCAACTCGCTAATTCCACCGGCAATAATATTGCTGCTCAATCTGCTTTAATGGCAGGACAGCGTGGAGCTGGCGCAAACGTAGGACTGCTCGCTCGGCAAATTGGCCAGCAAGGTGCGAATATTAATCAACAGTCGGCTGGACAAGCAGCAGCCCTACAAGCCCAGCAACAACTTGGGGCGATGGGTGCGCTTCAACAGCAACAAGGCATGCTCGGAAACCTTGCGACTCAGCAAGTGGGTCAACAGTCGGGAGCTCTTCAAAACTTAAACGCGATGGACCAGAATGAGCAGAACATGCTTCTCAACAGCGTTGCTCAGCAGAATAATTCTCGTGTTGGAAATCAAAACAGCATCAATGCGGCCAACGCTTCAAGCAACGATGTGCTTTATAAACTCGGTGGAGCTGCACTGGGCGGAGCCTTAGGGGGCGCAGGCGTTGGAACGATGGTTTCTTCTGTGCTTCCGGGAGATACGATCCACTCTCCAGTTTCGAATGGTGGATTCGCTCAAGGCGGAATAGTTGATGGCCCCATTTCGATCGCTGGAAAGCATCTCAAGGGCTTTGCAAAAGGAGGTCCTGTCAGCGGAACAATGCTGGCTGCTCATGGCAAACAAGTCCCAGGCAAGGCGGCAGTGAAAGGAAACAGTCTTAAAAACGATACCGTTCCTGCCATGCTCAGTCCTGGTGAGATTGTGATTCCAAGAAATGTTGTGAATTCGAAAGACGCTCCCGATCAAGCCGCAAGATTTGTTGCTGCTGTTCTCGCCAAAAAGGGGAAAAAATAAAATGCATTTGAATATGTCAAAATTCAAAAAGCTTTCAGAAGATAAAAAATCAGCGACGTTTCAGCATCCGGATGGACACAAAATCACCGTGGCCAAACACGTCTTATCTCCTGAAATGAAAAAACAGCTATCTGGAATTCCGGTTGAGCATTTCGATGCTGGAGGAGAGGTCCAGGGCATTCCTACCGGAACCGCCGTTCCTCAAGTAGAAGAGGAACAGGCTCCTTCTTTGGATCCGATTAAAAAATTCTATAACATCAACGCCGCTGCTAAAAACACGGACATTGGAGATGAGTACGGATCTGGCTCAGGGAATATGGATTATTTGTTTGGCAGTGACGGAGAAGCTCCAAAGCAGTTCGATGTTTCTTCCTGGCAAAAAGCAAAGAACGATGTTTTAGAAAAAACAAAATCTGATCAAGATGCTGCGATTGCTAAAAACCAGCAGATCATGACGGACAATAGGGCCCGAGCTGAGGCAGGACTTCCTCCTCTAGATCAGGTTGCGGATGCGGGAGATTCTGGCCCTATAGGATACAAACCCATTTCTGGACTTGATTCAGTGCCTGAAATTTCAGGCGCGACACCTGTGGATCAGCCTGCACCTCAAGATCCAAACTCTCCATTTTCCGGAGATTATCTCAAAGATTATAAAAATTCTGTTCAGGGCCAACTTGGCGGAATCAATGATTATGCGACCGCTAAATCGAATCTCGGAAATGAACAGGCAGGAATTTATAATCAAGATCTTTCGGCTCATCAAAAAATTGAAGCGCAGGCTACTCAAGGACTTCAAGATAGTCTTTCCGAAGTTAGTTCAGCGCTCAAAGATTATAAGTCAGGACATATCGATCCTGACCATCATTTGAATAGCATGGGGACGGGTCAAAAAATTTCGACTGCCATTGGGCTTATTTTGGGTGGCCTAGGCGGAGGCCTTTCCGGTCAAGGAAACCCAGCATTGGATTTTTTAAATAAACAAATTCAAAACGATGTAGAATCTCAAGCAAAAAACCTAGATAAGAGCGGCAATCTTGTGGGTGCTTATATGAAGCAATATAATAATTTGGCTCAAGCGAAAACGATGGCTCACGCGGTTCAGTCTTTCATTGTTGCCGATCAGATCAACGCTGCGGCGGCGAAGTCTTCAAGCCCTATGGCTATCGCTCAAGGAAAAATAGCAAGCAATCAGCTCGTTCAGGGCGCGCTTTCGGGACTGCGACAAATGAGTCTTACGCAGGCGATGATGAATGGCATGAGCTCTGCGGGAGGATTTAATCCGCAGTCTTTAGATATGATGAGAATTGTAAATCCTGAGCTAGCGAAAAGTGTGGAGCAGCGATATGTGCCTGGCGTCGGCGTTGGATCCGTTCCTATTCCGGAAAAAGAAAGAGAAGGCCTTACCTTAAGAAACGAGCTTGATGAAAAACTCAACGATCTTAAAAAGTTTGCAAAAGAAAATGAAGGCTCTTTAAATCCTGCGATTGTGAATGCCGGAAAAACAAAAGCCTCTGCAGTTCAAGATCTTTTTAGAAGAGCAACGGCAGGCGGTGTGTTTAGAGAAGCAGAAAAGAATTTCGTGGATACGATGGTCGATCAAGATCCTACTAAGTTTTTCTCGAGTCTTCGCACGATTCCTAAATATGATGAATTAATTCAGCAGAACGAAGGCGCGCTTAATCAAATGAAAAAATCTTATGGATTGCCTGTTAAATATAAACCTTCTTCGGCAGTCGCCTATAAGGGTCGATGATGGCAGATCTTCTTCCAAATCCAGCAGATCTTGGTGATTCCGTTGTTTTACAGAACCCCCATGGAGAGCTTGAAACAATTAGTAAGCAAGAAGCTCAAAAAGCTCTGCTGCCCGAAGAACATGGAGGCGGCGGATATTCTATGGCAGATCCGGAGAGGATTCTTCATGCGGATAAGCTTGAGAAAGCCTCTGGCCCTGGTCAAGGTCTGATCACGGGTCTCGAAAGTGCACTTTCAGCAGGTACTTTTGGTGCATCCACAGGATTTGAAACTGCTTCTGGCCTAAGAACTCCTGAGGAAATTCGGATTGGAAAAGAAGCTCATCCTTACATGTCAGGGCTGGGTTCTGTTGTGGGGCTCGCCGCATCGAATGCGATTCCAGGGCTCGGTGAAGTTGCGGATGTTTCGGAAGCGATCAAAGGAGCCAGCGAAGCAAAAAGTCTTTTAAAGGCGGGTGAAATTACCGCTGAAGACGCTGCACCTTTTTTGGATGCCGCCAAATCCGCCAAAGAAAATATTAATCCTCTAAGCGCTCAAAGCATTATGTCGGGCACTGCGGAGCGAGCTGCGAATGCCATGGGAATTCAAAATCCCATTGCAGGTGGTGCTGCAAAGATGGCCATTGAATCCGCTCTTTTTCAAGGCGGAGATGAGTTTTCTAAAATGTTCTCTGAGGATCCCGATCAAACGGTTGGATCTGCTGCAGCGAATATTGGTTTAGCAGGATTGATCGGAGCGCCCCTTGGTGGGATTTCAGGTTTGATGGAGGCAAGTCCGATTGGCGGCAAGCTTTCACAAATGATTGAAGATTATAAGGGGCGAGTCAAAGAGCACCTTCAAAATCCAGACCCTCTTTCTGCGCTTCATAGTGAGCTTAAAGATTTCACCAACATCAACGAAGAGGGCTTAGATGTTTATGGGGATAAGGGGCTTAAGGCGCAGGCCATTGAAAAGCTGATGCCTGAGCAGCTCAACGATAAAATGTTTGAGCATGGCCAAGGAATCTTAGCGAAAGCGAAAGCTCTTTCTCAAAACATGCAGCAAAATCCTGATCTTTATCCGAGATATTATGCTTCGGCTTTTGATCGTGATTTGCGTGTCTTGACGGAAAATCTTTCTCAACCCGAACCAAAGCCTTCGGAAGTTTTCAATTCGATTCAAGATTTTAAGCAGCGATTGGGTGAAATTCTTCCAAAAAAAGGTGAGATGATTGGGCCTGCGGATCGAGAGTTTGTAAAATCCGGAAGAGATCTTTATGGCGGGATTCGTAAGGGACTCGAAGATACCGACGCTTGGGGTAAGGCGGGAGCGGTTCAAAAAGACATCAACAAAGCTTTTTCAGATTATCTTCCGGCGCTTAAAGATTTTAAATCAAAGTTCATGTCCAAGGTGGCGGGCACTCATGATTTAGATATGGGGAAGCTTCAGACCTATATCAATCAAACCGGAAAAGCCGGCCAAAAAGTGAAGCAAGAAATGCTTGGGAACTTTATTGAAAAAAGTGAAGCCTTTCGAAACACCGTCAATGATGTGTATTCAAAAATTGGGCAAGAAAGTCCCATCCCGACGAGCTCTCTTGCCTATACGAAAAGCACTCTCGATGAGCTTACTCCGGGCGCTCGTCTTGCAGATACCATGATTAAAAAAGGACTTTCAAAGTTGGGCGGAGAAGCGATTGGCACCGGAGTCGGAGCCGGCGTTGGACACGCTTTTGGTGCGGGCTGGATTGGCGCTCTGATTGGAGAGCATGCACTCGCTCCATTTTTTTCGAGCATTCTTCCGGGCATGATCAAGCCTTTTTTAGAAAAAGAAGCCTCTGCTTCCGGATTAAAAGCGGCCTCTGATTTGGGTCTAGCGGCGGTGAAGGGCGCGAGCGCTTTAAGTCGAGCCTCTAAAAATATTTTTAAGGCAGGAGAAGAGGTTCTTCCTTCGAGGCTCATTCCAACGGAAAAAGATCGCTCGAAGCTGAACAAAACCCTCGATGCTTATCAAGAAAATCCAGACAAAATGTTCGATATCGGCGGACCCACAGGTCATTATTTACCTGGTCATGCATCGGCACTCGGGCAGCTTGCAGGCTCTTCGATGAATACTCTTTTGTCGATGAAGCCAAAGCCCAGCAAGGCCGCGCCTCTTGATCAAAAGCCCGTCGTTTCAAAAGCGGAGCAGGAAAAATATGATCGAGCGCTTGATATTGCTCAACAGCCCTTAATGGTTTTAGAGCATATTAAAAACGGAACTCTGCAGCCTCAGGATGTTCAGGTTTTTAATTCGATTTATCCTGCGCTTCATCAAAAGCTGATTTCTAAGTTAACAGAAGATCTCACTAATCATTTGGCCAAGGATCGAGAGATTCCTTATCAAACGCGAATGGGCCTTTCTTTGTTCATGGGACAGGCTTTAGATTCTACGCTAACGCCTCAAGGAATTATGGCAGCTCAGTCGGCGAACGTGCATGTGAATGCTCAAAATGCCGCCGACCAGCCTCAGATCCGGCAAAAGCATTCCATGAATGCTCTCAATAAACTTGCCCAGAATGACATGACGGCAGCTCAGGCGAGAGAATCGAAACGTCTAAAGTAGACAGTTTCACCCTAATAGAGACTTAGGCCATGAGCCTTTAACCTATCAGGAGGAAGCATGTCCGGAAGAAAAAATCACCTCTCACCGTTTAAGATTGTGTCTGCAGGGGATATGTCCCAGGCCACCATTACTTCCAGCGTTACCAACATTCAGGGGCTCGATAATATCGGAATTCAGGTGAACATCCTTACGGGGACAGCCTCCGGAACTTTTGATGTTCAAGTGTCTGCAGATCATACGGAAGTAAACGGAAATGTGATTGTCGCTGGCACCTGGAATAAGCTCGGCAGTCCCTATACTGGAACGCTTACCTCTGGAGTTTTTTCAGATTCAACAGCAAGTCTCTATTTTGATTTGAATCAGCTCTCTTCCCAATACGTTCGACTTCTTTATACGAAGACCAGCGGAACTGGAAGTTTCGATGCGGTCATTGTTGGGAAAATGATCTAATGGCATATATTCGATATCCAGCAGGCTCTAGCGGAAGTCCTTCTTTTCCGCTACTCGCTCCAAGCGGCTCCGCCGGAGCTCCTTCTTATTCTTTTTCAGCTCAGCCTTCGACGGGTTGGTATCTTAAGGCCGTCAACGATTTAAGAGCTTCGGTGGGTGGGAACGATGTTGAGCGACTAACGAATACCGGCGTCGTCACGCTCGGAGATATTACGAATAGTATTACGGCAGTCGTTGATCCGACAGGAGCTTCTCCCATTCTTTCTTTTACGGGGGCCATCAGCGGCAACAACGTTCGTTTAAGAGTTGGTAATCAGTCGAATACCGCTGCCAGCAACGCGATCATTGAGTCTTTCGTAGCAGGATCTTCTGCTGGAAATCCTATTTTTCGATCAAATGTGAATGATACAAGTTTTTGGTCGTGGGGACTTAATCAAGCGGCGACAAATGAATTTGAAATCTGTGCAGCTTCTTCTCTTGGAAGCAGCAAAAAAATTGTCATTGGAAATACGGCAAGTGACGGAGTTCAGCTGCTCGGAACCGGCGGCACAGGAAACGCACCCGCAGGTTTTATTGGCGAATACAATGAAAGCGTTGTTTCTTCGCTAACGAATGTGACGGGGGCATCGAATGTTTGGGGAAACGCCACTTCGATTTCTTTAACGGCAGGCGACTGGGACCTGACCGGACAAGTTTATATTGTGCCGAACGGAGCGACGATTACACAGACAGCGGTCGATCAGCTGGTGGCTGTTTCTCTTTTTTCAGGAGCGACGACAACGGATCACGTTTTTGGATCGAACGTCATGCCCATCGCAGCGGTTGCAACGGGCTCTAATCAGCGAGGCGGCACTGTCTGTGCTTATCGTATTACCTTGGCTTCGACTTCGACCGTTTATTTGAAACAAATTTTAACTTATTTGGCGGCGACGCCTCAGTATCAATGTCGCCTAAGCGCAAGAAGGATGAGATAAACATGACCACATTATCCTGGGTTCCAAGACTGAATATTACAAAAACAATCCCCGTCGTTCCCGTCATTTCAACTTCTCCAGCCTATACGGCCGGCGATCAAATTGGTGGCATTATGATTCTTCCAGACGTCGTTCGGGTCGATAGTAATACGGGCTATGCTCAAGCCGAGCTTCATTCGGTGACCATTCTCGACGGCGCGAAACAAGATGCTGCGATTGATGTTTGGTTTTTTAATCAAAGCCCTACCGTTGGAAGCACAGACAACTCCGCTTTTGCGATGACTCCCGCGAACTTAGCGGCTCAGTGTATCGGCGCTGTTTCGATTGGAACTTCTTATTCTGACGGGGTCACGATATCAACGAGCACGGATGGAAAAAACATAGGGATGAATCTTCAGTCGCTGACGACAGCGGCAACTCCAACGAATCTTTATGCTGTCGCCGTTATTCGATCAGCTGTCACTTATAACAGTACGAGCGCCTTAAAGTTTTTATTTTCTTTTTATGTGGATTAACCATGCGAAGACGAACGGGTCGAGGAGCCTTAAGTAAAGGTAAGCCGCAGAATCCAAGCATTTTTATTATTCAGGGAGCTCCGAATCCAAGTGATGAGACTCAGCTCTTTATCAACTGGTCGACGAATCTTAAATCGACCTCTCAAGTTGAGTATGGACTGACGGCGGCTTACGGATCTTTCACCACTCTTAATCCGACGCTGACAACGAATCATGCGGTGACGATTACCGGGCTCACCTCTTTTACGCTTTATCATTTTCGAGTGATCTCAACAACACCCTCAGGCGGCACCGTTACGTCCGCCGATCAAACAGCGACGACAGGAAGATTCCAAATCGTGACAGCGAACCTCGTCGCAGGATCCGTGATTCCCGTCGCTCAGCGTGCTGTTTTTTCAGCAACGACGGTAGCTGCAAGTAATTTTGCGACTCCAACTCAAAGCATTTTCTATATGACCTGTGCTCCCGCCGCCGCGATTCCCGATCCTTTTTTCTGCTATTTCTATATGGCCTTTACTTCTCCTCAAGGAAGCGGCGTTTCCGGTGGAACGGATTATTACGGTTGGTACAATCTTGATGGGCTGTATCCCGATCCAGGAGATCCGTTTGGAGGGATTGCGACTGGTATTCAAATCATCGTGAACTCTTCGGACGATGGAACGGCTGTTGCGAATGCGACTCAAACCGCTCTTGGCGGCTACGGAATTACAGTCACAACCGATGGGGCTGAGACTTGTTATATTTATTTAGACTATGGGAATAATAGTGGAGATCAAATCTATAACCTTGGCACTCCGAATAACATTGATCGCTATGCGTATGGCACCGATCCCTCTTGGTTTGAATTTTGGAGTCCCTATGATGGGGGCGTCGGCGTCATTCCGATTGTCGATGGTGTCGGCTCAGGCCAGTTCTTTCAAGGAATCGCTCAGCAAGGCTCGACCACTCAAATTCAACTCGCCTGCGCCAGTACGGATACCGCCGCGCAGGTTGCATCCAGTCTTGTCAGTGCGCTAACAGGGGCTGGTTATACGGTCACAAGTTTTGTGGGAACCACGGTTCAGTGGCGAGCCATCACTCCTGGAGGCGATGCTTTTAATGTTGATGGCACGACTCCCACTTTCTTCACGCTTTCTGTTCCATCGGATGGCACCTATGATCCGCAGTTTATTTTCTATGATAATGCGGCCGGCATCGGCGGCTATGTGCAAATCAGTCTTTATCTCAACACGGGCTCAAACGTTCCGGGCTCAGGGGGAAGTGTGGTTATTTCCGTTTCCTATGCTGTGACTGATACCGCCGCGCAGGTTGCTGCCAAAATTGCGGCCAACGCTTCTGTTACTTTTTGGAGTCCCGTTGTTGTTGGAGCCGCGCTTTCTCTTAAAAACAGAAAAATTGGGGCCACTGCGAGTCCTATGGATGGACCTGGCTCACCGATTGGACATGGCTTTACAATTTCGACGACAACAACAGGTAAGCCCTAATGAGAAGACGGCTGGGTCGCGGCGCTCTTGCTTTTAATCCTTCTACAGGACCGACCACACTTCCGAACGTAGGAGCTTTTGCAGATCAAGCGCCCATGAAAATTGCAGGGCTTCCTAATTTAACCGTGAGCTCGGACATGGTGGTTTTTTGGGAATCGGGAATCCATGCGTACAACACGATTACGATGGCCGTCGGCAAACGAATTTCGGGTGGAAATTACGGCATCACCTTGTGGTGCAATAATCTCATTTTAAATAATGCCGCTGGTTTTGTCTGCGATGGGATGCCTGGCGAAGATAAGGTCGATGATGGTCCTCCAGAATCGAATGACGGAACTGCCGGTGGAAACTCATTGATGGGTCCTGGCGGCGGTGGCGGTGCCTATCAGAATGGGGGCGGCGGGAGTCCGGCCTATCCCTATCCCTATAATTTTGCAGCCACCAATGGTGGATCGGATATTGGAAACGGCGGTTTTGCGGGAAGCCAAGGATTGGCTTTTGGTCAACAAAACGTAAATTACTCGCAGGCCGTTTGGGGATCCGGTGGAGATGGGTCCGACGCTTCTTTAGGCGGCGGCGGTGGATCAGCGGGTGGCTATGGCGGCGGTGGGGGCGGCGGGAGTGAAGGGGACACGGATCCAGACGGCGTTGGAACTCCCGGAGGAGGAGGCGGCGGCGGCGTGATTCTCATTGTTGCGAACTCCATCAATCTTCTCGGCAATGGTCTTTTTTCAGCTTCGGGAGGCGGCGGCGGTCTTGGAAGTACCGAGGCTTACTGCGCAGGCTGCGGCGGCGGCGGACTCATCGTTGTTTGGGCTAAAAAATATAAACATGCAGGAACGGCAGTCACGTCGGTCGGCGGCGGAGATAGTGGCTACGGAAATCCTGGAAACGATGGAACCGCTCGTATCTTTCAAATCAGTCGTAGCAACTCCGTTTCACTCGCTTCCTTTAATGGATCTTGGAATAATTTATAATCAAACAAAAGGGGAACACTCATGGCACTTCAATACACTCAAACTTTTACAACTTCTGTTGGCGATCAAATTAGCGTTTCGGCAGGAGATGGCGACTACATGAAGCTTTCCATTCCGGCTCAAGGCATTGCGCTCACAGCTCAGGATTTGTCGCCGATCATTAGTCTTTTTCAAGCGCTCTCTCAGGCTAAAAACGCAGATCTTCGGCTTCAGGCTCTCGGTCAAAAATAATTCATTTCTTTTCTGAGGGGAGGGGATTATGGATTTTTCTTGGCTTAAAGAATGGGCGCCGACCATCATGACGCTGGTGCTACCAGGCGTGGGTCTTTTAATTCGGTATGCTTGGAAGATATCCAAAGATCTCGATGAGATGAAACAGGTGTATCCCAAGATTGTATCGCACGAAGAGCGCCTGGATGTTCATGATAAGCTTGCGACTTCGGTTTTTGGAAAGCCGATCGATTCGAAGCTCATTAGCGAAGGTCGACAAACTTATCCGCTTTTTCATATACGCAAATCTCGGGAGGACCATTAAAAATGATCCTGACCGACTTACTTCGCGACAACTTCTATCCTTCGCAAGAGCAGCTCGATAATTGTAAAAAACTCATCGTTGTTGTGAATGCTTTTGAAGATTATATGGGCCTTAAGTTTGAGTGCACAAGTGGACTGCGCTCTATCGAAGCTCATAAGGCCATTTATGATAAACTAAGAGCTCAAGATAAAGCCGAAGGAAAATCACCACGCACGATTCCAATGTTCTCGGCCCATCTGACAGGTCACGCTGTAGATTTTATTTGCCCATCGTTTTCAATTATTGATCTTCAGGGTATTTTTTTATCAGATGAAATTTTGGAGTTAGCAGAAAAGATTGGCGCTTATTTTGAAGATTTTAAATATACCTGCGGAAACAATGGAGTGGGGGGATGGATACACTGTCAAAATATTCCGCCTCATTCAGGAAAAAGATTTTTTATTCCTTAGTTTCGCGCCATATTCCCATTTTAGAGCTACTCCCATGGATCTCTTTATAGTTTGAACGTTTGATCTTTTGATTCCGAGATATTCGGCTATTTCTCTTTCGAACCAACCTTCCTTTGTTTTTTCAACAATAAAAAATCTGGCCATGTTTGTTAGTTTGGAAAGATGGTGCGTTTCTCCCGCTATTTGGGTTCCGTGAAGTTTCTTGTGATATGCGTTTTCTTTTTTTGAGCACCACTTCAGGTTCTGAAATCTGTTGTCAGCCTTAATTCCGTTCAAATGAGCGGCTTCAAAGCTGTGTGGAGGCTGTCCAGAAAAAGCCTCAAGAACGATTCTACTTAATTGTTTTTTGAAAGAAGTTCCGTTTTTATAAAGAGCAATCCGATAATATCCACACCAACTGATATCTGGTTTTAAAATTCTGGGTTCTAATGCCTTTTTTCCGCTATTGCTTCCGTAAACATACCAAGACCTAACTCGTCCTAAATTCGATACTTCATACGCAGCATCAGCACACTCTATTGGCTTCCAGAGCTCTTTCATTCAAAAACCCTATGATAGAATCAATATATCCAAAACTTAATCTTGAGATTTTAGGGGAACGAACAGAAACTTATTCAAGGGGAGAAATTCAATGACAACTATGACCGTAATTTTGGGCGCTTGTTTGGCCGTTTCAGAAGCTTTGGCTCTGATTCCAGGTCTTCAATCGAACAGCATTTTAACTTTAATCATCAACACTCTTAAAAACTTAGAAAGTGGAAAATAATTATGAATAAATCAGAACTACTTGCAGCGATTGCTGTACAACAAAACCAAGATATTTCGGACATGAGCGCCGATCTCGATGCACAGGCAGCAGCGATTGCACAAAAAAAATCGGATCTCATGGATCGTATTAATAAAAACTACGCTCTTTTGATTTCAGAAGTTTCTTCGCTTCCCGATGCGGATGCGGATTCTGCTGATTTGCAAAAACAGCTTTCGGATGCAAAAGATGCGCTGGCCGCAGAAACTGCACTTGAGGTTGCCGATGCTGCTAAGGTTGTTGGTCTTCAAGGTAAAATCGATGCCGCTTTGGCCATCTTGAATCCTTCGGCTTGAGTATTCTTGCATTCATTCAGGCGATCATCGGACTGCCTGCAGCGATTGCAGCACTCATTCAAGAGATTGAAACGCTTACTGAGCAAATTCGTCAGTCGAATAATGCGAAGGCCATCGATCAGATTAGTCAGACCGATGCACCGAAAGCAAAATCGACGGAAGATTTTCAAGCAGTGGCGAAGCAAATGCAGAATGTTCAAAAGAACCAATGAAGATTGAACTTAAAAGTTTTTTCATCGGATTCGGTTTGAGCATCTGTTTAATTCTGGCGGGCTGTCAGGGCCCGCAGATTGCTTACTATCTTTATTCGAAAGACAGAAAGCAGTTTGAGGGAGTGAAGGCAGATGGAAGCGACGATATTATTCCTATTGATGACGATCGTGCTGATAAGCTCGCTTGCACTACTTTAGAGGGCTGGCAGATTCAGCAAAAATGGATGAACGATCATTGCCACTAAAATGAGCGGTATTCTTTGGACAAGAAATTCAGAGACTCGAGAAATTCAAAAATGCCGAGAGGCCTGCGGTCTTCCTCCAGTGAAGACGGGCTGGGTTGTTTGTAGAACTCCGAAATGCGGGGGACAGTTTGTAACAACTTTTAAGTTTGATCGTGCTCATGAGAGATACTGCTCGAGATGCAGTCATTACATGCAAAAAGATAATTACGGGATGGAATATCCGATCAGAGGTCGTTAGGAAGTTTGAGACGTTTTCGTTTCATTCGATCCATGCGCTGTCTTTTATCTTTTTGATGATCGCGAATGGTCATGATAATTCCGAAAGAAAAAGAGCAAATCAGAAGTCCGATGATAATGTAAAAGCTGTGTTCACTCATCGCTTTACTCGAGGATAACTGCCGATCCATTCGATTGGCAATTGATAGCGAGTTGCAAAGCTTTTAAGTCCGAGAAGGTGCCGTTCACGGTGATGATTTCTGCAGAGTGGCAAGAGATTTGAAAGTTCATCTCCTCCGCCTGCGCCACGAGTTCGGAGATGGTCTGGATCAGAAGGTCCTGGTCTTTCACAGACACAACAAGGCAGGGCTCGGATGAGCTCAAGATTTTTTTCGCTTTTGAATCTTAGGGGTTTCAAGCGGTTTCGATGAGATGAGTCGCTTCGTCAACGCTTCGGATAATGCCCGTAAGAGCACCTGCCTGTGATGCTCTAAATAAAAAGCTATCTTGTTCTGCGCTTGTTTTCCCAACCATTGTTTTGACTTCAAAAAGGATCGCTCGACCGCCTTTAAGTATGCCAGCAATGTCCGGCAGGCCTTTAGGTCGATATTTGCCGATGCCCCCATATTTTTGGAGATGTTTGATGTTGAGATCGTTTTGCCAGATGAGGGCGACTTTCGGGTGTTTGAGGAGAGCGTCGAGGATTTCTTTTTGGATTTCTTTTTCACTCTGCAAGCCTCCATGCTGATGAATTTATTTTATTTTTTCACGCAATTCTTTAATGACGACGCGGAATTCTTCATTGATTTGAGATTGAAGCATAAGGCGCTCAAGAATATCGCTAACCTGATTCATGAGCTTAAAAAGCATTTCTTGTTCTTCCGTCATTATTTCACCTCAAAAATGGATTTCATCATCGGCCTGAATAATTTCAGGCTCTTGCTGTTTAGGAGCTTTATCGAATCGGCACATCGCATCGTAGTCTTGAGGCTTAATTTGTTTAGCGTCTGTATAGCCCCAAGATTTTAGATAGGTCTGCATTTCAGTAGCGCCTACTTTTCTCGAAAGCTGCATGGCATAGAATCGCTTGGCTTGAGCTTCGGAGATGGTTGCAAAGGTTCTTTGAGGAGCAGAGCTTGGCATCGCTTGGTGGGCGTTTGTGTGCGTATGAAGGGCGGTCTGCATAGGTTTTGAAGCTGCATTTCCATCATCATCTTCATCGGTCACAAGGCCAATAATGGCAGCAAGTGAATAACGGCGGGCATAAGAAATCGCTGATCCCATGGCCTGCATCGTCTCCTCCTTCATGAGCAAAGGAGTTTCGGAGTCGGTATAAGCCCCGGAGACATGCATGAGCCTGGTTCTTAGGAAAACCCCATTGTCCCTATGAATCGTTTGTATAATGACGAGTCCTGCATCTTGGAGGGCTTCTCGGCAGGCCTCCCAGGTCGACTGAAGAGTGGCGTACTTACTTTTAAAGAAAGGATTCGAGGCATCTTTCTTCACAGCATGCAGCTGTTTTTGAACTTTCAACAAAGCTTCGGCTAAAGGTGCACTGTCAACTTTCGTTGCACTCGAATCGTTTTGTTCCTTTTGTTCCGCAATAATGGGATAGGGTTCACTTCGTTTCATGTTTTAGCTCCTCGTTGATTATTTCCCAAAGAACCTCTGGGTTTATAACATCACCTTGATAAACAATGCTTGCGCTACAGCAAGGTCTTAAAAGCCCCGCATTTTCAAAGCACTTCGTACACTGCCCATATTCATCCATGTATTTCTTATAGGTAGGGCTTTTAAAAAGCTCGGCGGCGGATGTGTATTCAAAATCCATAGTCATTCGTAGCACAGCCAGTTTTTATTTCTAGATGTAGAGAAAGTTGCACTCAGCAACAAAAAGAATGGCCCGGTAGAAATAAATCTTGCCGGGCCTAACTCAGTTGAGCTTGAATCAAAACTGCGAAATTCAGATTCTTGATGTCAGCATAAACACTTTCATTAAAAATCTTCAATCGCAAAAAGTTAGAACACGCAGGGGATGAACGTAATTCCGGCGGATATCGCAAGATGTTGGCCTGGATTCGAGGATTGGTACGGAGCGGCTGCGTTTAACAAATAAACCGTTGGAAGGCGAGTAACGACGTTGAAAGATCTCTTCCCAAAAGCCAAATGCCTTTGTCGGATTTAAACATCAAG